AAGACCTAAGTCATACTTTTGATCGTAGATCCATCCGTCCGGGCCTTTTGGAGAAAAATAATTCCCAGTGCTAAAATTAAACCCTAAAGGAATAAAAGAACTTACGTTCATTTGATTGCTAGTACCACTAAAAATAAGTTTCGCCCATGTGTTGTTGTCGTACTCTACCACTGACGATACGTAGCCAGGATTTAAGGTACTACTTGGACATTGACCTCTTGCAATAGGCATAGACCTTCCATCCCTGTAGTAGGCAGCCGCAGGCACAATATATTTTAAGTTTCTCCTTCTGCGTGATGTTCTAGGTACCGACGTGTATAATCTTCTAATGGAACTAGGAGACTCTACCCCACTTACGGAGGAAGCTACACACCCCGATAAAATAAAGTCTCGAAGGATTTGGTCATCATTATCCGAGTACTCTACAAGAACACTATACCGTATTCCATCACTTGTCCCACTTCCAGTAAGATTAACACGGTCAGTCATGTTTTGGGTAGCATAAAACTTAACAACCGAGTGGAACGGAATGAACTGCCGGAAAATCTCACTCAAGACGTAGATTACTTCATCTGTATTGGCACCGTAATAAAAATCAGATTGGGGGTAATTAGCATAGTTGGTGGTTCCTGATGTACCTGCATTTAACTTCTGAGTTAACGCGCTTGTCTCTATGGTGGTTAATAGCGTAGAAGCCTTCGAATTCCAATAATCTTTGAGACTTATGTCTTGTGCTCGGGTTCCGGTCACTACGGAATCCAAGTTAGGTGGCAACTCAACACTAGATGTAAAAAATTTCCATCGAAAGTTCAGCCCATTAATCAACGGTGAATTAAGACATTTGTCATGAACGTGGCGGGTAAAACCTTTCACATACTCTAGGGGAATTTCCAAACCGCCATCAGCTCTTCCTTTTGGCAAAAGACCAGACAAGTATGACAACTGGTTGTCAGTCATATAAGTGGTGTCATAAAACCTGTCATTCTCCCAAGGGGGAACCGGAACTAATTTTCCTCGGTGTTCAAATCCCTTAAAAACCTCACCGTTCCCGTTAGGATCCCAAGAACTTGAATGATAAGGAACTCCATTAATTTTTATTGCGTTCGTCTCTCCTTGTAGAGCGCTTAAAACATAATCCGTAGCAAACCTATAGTTATTGTCATGGTCATCCTCGTCAAATAAAGCCGCCCCGTCAATATTTGTAATTATGTTTTTGCCGTTAACAGAAACAGTCGTAGCACCAGCAACGCCTGAATCGTAGTCTGGAGGGTTATAAAGTGGATCATTAAGTACTTTAGATTCTGTAGCAATCAAGTAATAGATTAGCCGAGGTATGTAAGACTCCCAAACTTCTTCTGTTGACTCAGAGGCATTGAATCCAGCATCCGGAAACATTAGAGAAACTGCCGTTTCTAATGCTTTTCTAGTTCCTTTTGCTTTGTATAGGTAGACTGCTTGACGTAATTGCCCTCTCCACCTATCAACATCTCCAGTCAAAACTTTCCACCCTATGAGGGCTCCTAAATAATTTAAAAATCGTTTGTCACACCTCTGGACGTCAACTAGGGATCCTATATCATCTACCAAAGAATTAACATCATACGTTGCAAAACTTAAAGCTTTTAAAAATCTTTGGAAAGGCCCCGCTGTTATTCTCTTTGAATTGTACGTACCCAAAGATATTAAAAGCTCTAATTGTGTTTGTAATTCAGTAGCCGCTTCATCATTGGGGTTATACCAAACATCTATAAGGGTTTTTAACCCATCCAACAACTGTGTTCCTGACGCGTAAATATTTGCCGAGGTAGTAGAGCTAGCTTGATTAAAAATGGGAGGAATGTACCTCATCCCAGATGCAGTTTGTACCTCTTTATTTCTCCAGATATACTCAAAAAGACCTTTAACTCCATCCCTTTCTTCAATGCTTTTCCCTAGATATGTGGAGCTAACGAGAAGATTTTGTGAAATAGTGGACGCCGCAAAACCGGCTGTGGGGCCTGGAAAATTTAGAAGGTACAGCCATGAAAGATTATCAATTAAGTATTGATGTGCTGCGCCAGTACTACTAACTGCTGCATTAATGTTGGCAGAAACTCCAGATACAAATGACGTAGTTGGATTATTTAATGGGATACTTGGAAGGAGAGTTCCAGATACATATGTCTCCCAGTCACTTGAACTTTTAAAGTCGGACAAACTTTTCCCAAAAGCTCTTAGAATTTTATTCTCAAACAAATAAGGTTGTATATTTGTAAGCTCATTCTTTGGAATAAAATGTCCTCTTATGCCACTTAGTGTATACGCAGGCAGAGTATTCGAGATAGGAATCAGGGTAGTACAGTCCTTAGCCGCAAGGATAATCTTCCCGAGGGTCGAATACAGAACATCCTCTTCCTCCCCAAAAATAGTCGAGTCAGTATCTTGGTACATAGAGGGCACAATTTTCTGAATTACATCAATATAATTATACTGATAATAATTTTTGTTTGTCCCTAGAGAACCTAATCCTGTCCTTCGAACCATTTTATACGTACTCGATATTTATTTCAACGTTGTTTAGTTGAACAATCTCATTAAAGTCTAGTTTTATATCTTCTGAATAGTTATCTATCGTAGAGAACCTAATTTCTTGAACTTCAAAGATATCCCTTTGTAAGTCAGAAAGTTTAACTCTTTCCCCAAATGATCTACTGTCTACACTAAAAAAATTAATTACTTTATCAGCTGCGGACCTCTTAACACTTTCTTCGAATGGCTCAAACTCTCTATCCGCAAAGATCGTAATGACAAGGTCTACCGTACGAACTAAACCGTCAACAATCGTAACCTCGTCAGTAATCATTTTATACTTGTTAAGGTAAGCTAAAAGCTCTTGTTTAAAGGGTAAAGAAGCTCTCTGTACCTGTAGCTCTGTAGCTTTTGATATGACATAAATATCAATCATATTTGCCCCAGCTCCAGATCTTCTTAAAACTGCTTGGGCTTTTGCTGTTTGACCTACGGTGCTAACAAACTGATTTGCGTATGCTGTATAGTCCTCTCCGGTAACAGCTCTATACTGAGTCTTGAAGAAATACGGAGCCCACTTTTTAGCGTGCTCTACTGTTTCTGCGTTAGCGCCTCCCGCAGAATGTGTGGAATTTTGTATAGTAATACTCGTGGCTCCTTTCGAAGAATGTGCCGCATTGATACTCTGGTTGATAGTAACTGCGGGAACATTTCCGCGAGAGCCACCACCTATTCTGTAGAAAACTCGATACTGTACTCCACCAGCGGGAGATTTTCCTCGGGTATTGTCACCAAACACAAGGGTACAAGAGTAATCGTCATTATAGATCTTTTGAAAAACTGCGTCCTTTCCATCATCAGCTAGGAAAAGATTCTCAACTTCAGTGTAGATATCCCCTGTGTTTGCAGAGACGACGATACTTTTTTCCACGATGGAGGGGCTAGTCAGATTAATCGATTGAATAGTGTTTAAGTTAGAAAAGGTTCCAGCTTGACTCCTCAATTCTCCTTCCAACAAAACAAGATTATTAAACTGAGTTCCTGCATTTATAGTATCGCTATTCTGCAAGATAATATCTTTATTGTTTAGATCTATTACTCCAGTAGTCAAATTTGTTTCATAAAGGGTGAAGAAGAGTGCTCCACCATCTTTTGTATTAGGAACAGAGAAAGTTCTGGACGCTAAAGGAATAGTCATAGTTTCACCAGTTCCAACTGATCGACTCGTTGGTACGGTAGCTCTTACAGTCGCTTTACTAGCAATTGGACCCTTTAACGAAATTCCAACTAAGTTTAAAAGCTTGGAGAGATTACCAACAGTCTGAACAGTGGGGAGATAAAGCTCATTGGCTAATAAATCAGACTTTAAAGATATAACACTAGCGAGATATGAAAATAACTCTACTAATACAATACCCAAATCAGACTCTACAAAGTTAGTGTAGTCTAGAGGATAAACCGCTTTCAAGTAACTCAATAACGCCTCTTTAAACTCAGAAAAATCAGCAGTAGAATAGTCTATAAACTGAGACCTTAAATTATCAGGTACAATCCCTAGCGCGAGGAAGTCGGATTTTACAGTACCATCAAAAGCACTGGTTCCGTAAATATTATCATTTTGAGCCATTATACTCTAAGCTCCACAATTTGAGTTGTTGATACGTCTTCAATTGTCGAAAAGGAAATCGATACAGTTAATTGATGCATAGTATTGTTGAAGTCTAAAGAAAGGTTTTTTAACACAACTCTAGGTTCATAGGTTGCTATTGCAGATCTTATTTCTGATATTAGTTCCGTCTTTCTACTTTCATCCATGTGAGAGAAAACGGAAGACCTTAACGACGTGCCAAATTGAGGCATCATAACTCTCTCCCCTTTATTTGTCAAAATCAACTGTTTCAAACTAGAAGAAATAGAAGTTAACCCTTGGGTTGCTGTAAAGAATCCGCCGGTTCCAGAAACTACCGGAAACTCAAATCCATAAATAGGACTGAATTTAGACGTAGTTAAATAATCAATTCGTTGGGGGGTGGAAATCATTTTTTACTAAGTAGCAATATTCTTAAAAAATCCTTTTTGAGCATTGAAATTTTGCTTAGCCTCTGTACTAGATAGGGGCTTGCCGTAAACCTTGAAACTTCCAATATAGCCATTCAGACCGCTTTTCCATCTTGCATCCGTTAGCGGGATACTTCTATTGTGCTGAGACACAGCTCCGCTCCCTCCAGTATTGAGGTAATAAGAATCATTAGTATTATACCCTAGAAAACCTGCGTATGATTGGGTATCCCCATTGACCTTCCCCGCTGGGATTCCGTCCGTAAATCCGCCTCCTAAAACCCAAGGCGTAAAAGTTTCACCGTCAAGGGAAACAGAAGGTCCGTAATTTGCGTCTGCAGGGCTGAAACTTTGCTTATAAACAGACATAGTGCCTCCATCATCTTCATCTGCCCAGGTTGGGACATTCAAAGATTGTGCATATCCGACCATGAGGGAACTAGCCATATTTACTTCGTGCCAAAGTTCTCCATCAACCATAGTTCTAAGCTTGTTGACGTTATAGTCAAAACTTAAACACATATGCACGAAAGTATTACTAACATCCCCCAAAGTAACTCCATTGTTTACTCCGGAAACTGGGGTTGAAACACCAACTCCAGAAAATTGAGACGTAGGAACTGGTACACTTGTGCCAGTCTCATCTCCAGTGTATCCAAAATCTTCTACTAAACATACGCTATGACCCCAATCTCTTATATTAGTTTTCTGTTGATTCTGAGACACAGTTGGTTTTACAATAAACTCTACGCCACTTGTAGTTGCAGGGAGTCCACCTATGTCTCTAAACCCTATAATTAAACCGTGAACTCGATCTGTCCTGGTTTTTTTTACTTCGGGCAACCCCGAAGGTTTAGTCCATTGTAGCCTGTCGGGGAGGACTTGAGCAGTCGTTAATAATCCCCCCGAATTTTCATTCGCTAGAAGAAGTCTATACCTGTGGTCCCCTTTAAACCCTCCTAAAAGATTCGGAACATGGGTCCAAAAATCGAACGAGAAGCCTCCCCCTTTGGGATCTCTGGAGGGGTCTTC